TTTGATTCTGATGGAATAAATGGATACCATGGATTTGTATATTTAATTACAAATACATGTAATGGTAGAAAATACATCGGAAGAAAATACTTCTGGTCTCTTAGAAAAAAGAAAGGTCAAACTAGGAGACAAAGACAAGAATCTGATTGGAAAAAATATTATGGTTCCTGTCCTGAACTAAAAGAGGACGTAAAAGAATTCGGGAAAGATAAATTTACTAGAGAAATACTTAGTTTACATACTACAGTAGGTAGATGTAATTTTGAAGAAACCAGACAACTCTTTGTTAATAATGTTTTATCAGAGAGCTTGACAGATGGTACACCACTATACTATAATGGCAACATCCTAGGGCGATATTATCGCAAGGATTATTTCGAGGGTCCATAGTTAAACGGATATAACTCCCGCCTTCTAAGCGGATATTCTAGGTTCGATTCCTAGTGGACCTGCCAGGGTGAATAGCTCAGCGGTAGAGCATCTCCTTTACACGGAGGCGGTCGGGGGTTCAATCCCCTCTTCACCCATAAATATTGCATAAGAACGATGGTAACAGCAAAATGCAAGGTATGTAACGTAGAACTTACAAGTAACAACAAAACACAATGCTGTGGGTGTCCTAATCAAATGACAGTATATGGGGACACTATCACCGCTAAAGATTTAAGTAAAGTTCTCTTAATCAATTCTGAAAAGAGTATTAAGGATAACGGTATTCTTAGTAAACATGATTTAGAATACCAGGAGAACCGAAGAAAACGTAAGGTTCGCAAACTCGATTTTGAGGTACGATGACAGACAAGTTTGAAAAACGCAAAGACGCATTCTTTATTTTCTATGAGAGTGTTCTAAAACCAGATCACCATCTCAGGCAAGATGCTCATGATCAAGAATGTTATCATGAGTTAATGGAATGGCGTGGGGAGATTATTGCTTATCTTGATCGTCGTCGAAACGAAGAGTTCTACTCTTGACAAAACCTACCTGGTGGATGTATAATTCATCAGGTACACACATCGGGGTGTAGCTTAGTTTGGTAGAGCGCCCGCTTTGGGAGCGGGAGGTCGTAGGTTCAAATCCTATCGCCCCGACTGGAGGGTTACCTCCACTAACACAAGTAAAATTGCAAAGGCAATGTCTCGTTCTAAATTTCATTCAAAGTTCAAAAACGATCTCAAGAAATTGACTAGTGCTGTTGAGGGCAATATTGCTCTTGATACTGACAACCCTAAGCTTTATCAGAAACTTATTCGTTTCTATGAAGACCAAGGAGTTCAACTTTATAATGATCCAGAAGATGATTACAATGTTATTCTTGATCAAGTTGAAGCAGATCTAATTGAATCTGGAGTGTATGCTTGATTGTCTCGGATTGACATTAAAAGTGCCCTGGTGGAGTCAATTATGACCCAACACCTCGGGACGGTGTAAAAAGCGCCCTGGTCGGGATGGGTTTCGACCCCTCGGGTTTCTTGCTTCCTAAAAGCAAGTGGTGCGGATGGAGGTAATACTCCCGCCCTGTTTCTTGCTTCAGGAAAAAGAGTAAGTGGCGTGCATGTGTCCATGGGGGATTGACCTCCCCCATTTTTTGCGGGGTTAGTTCAGCGGTAGAACGCTATCCTTCCAAGTTAGATGTCGTCGGTTCGATTCCGATACCCCGCTTGATTAATTACTACTATGGAATTTATTGATTGGTTTGAAGGAGAGTATAATAACTGGCGACAGGCATCTAGTCGTCCAACTTCGTTTGCTCATATCATTCTTAATCATGAAAAGATCTCTGATAATGAATTTCATGTGACTCAAAGATATAGTCACGAAAAGAAACCTTATAGAGATAAGATTATTAAAATTGTACAAGATGATGACAAGGTTATTGTTGAGAATGATCAGTGCAATCTAGTATTCATTAAACATGAAGGAATATACTGGGGACAAACTGTTACTGGATGTATCTTCAAGAACACGTTGTTGATTAGTAAGGTTCAGATGGGACCTGATTTTTACAAGGTTATTGATGCTGGTCTTGACCCTATTACTAAAGAACAGAAGTGGGGATCTGAGAATGGACCGTTTGTTTTTGATAAAAAGATAAATACTTAAAAACCTTGTAACGATGGCATTAAAGAAATTAGTTACTAATTCGTTTGATGATGATTCAGTAACATCAGCAAAACTTGCTAACGCTTTGGTTAGTGATATTAATACGGGTGTAAATTTCTCAGTTCCAGCTGGGGGAATTATTATGTGGTCTGGTGCCACAAACGCAATTCCTACTGGTTGGGTACTATGTGATGGACAAAATGGCACTCCAGATTTAAGAGATAAATTTGTTATTGGTGCTAGTGATAGTAGTGGGGACACCAGTTATCCAGGGTTATCGCCTAATGCAACTGGTGGTAGTGCCGATGCTGTAGTTGTAGAACACACTCACGGTATCACAGAACCTAATGGTGGTCAGGGTCACAACCACAGCATGGAGTACACGAACACTGGTAACAATGACGGTCGTAGTGAAGAATCTGGAGACGGAGGAGTTTCTGGAAGTCATGACACAAGTTTTGCAACTACTGGAATTACTATCAACAGCCAGGGTGTTTCTGGAACCAATCAAAACCTGCCTCCATACATGGCACTTGCGTATATCATGAAAACTGCTTGACATGTTATAAGACCTCTGCTACGATAAGGGGGTCTTTTTATTTGACTCATGACTATCGAAGGTCGTCCTTACCTTGGACCAGATAACACATACGAAAAGCAACGTAAGGATCGTATGGGAGATTGTATTGGTGACTACCTTACTGATGAAGCAGTAAGCAGTCGTCAAATATACGAAGAGATGCTTTCTGAGGTACAGGAATGGATTGATTACCATCGCAAATTCCTGACCAAGGCAGAGCACCTTAGGGAGTACTTGATGGGAAATCGTCCTGTAGATCTAGAAGCACCTGCCCCAAGCACTCAGACCTTGTATGAGGATATCCTTAATTATAAAGCTTGACAAATCTTTATAATTCATATATAATTATGTTGTAAATCTTTACAAAACATATGACTGTAACGACAAATGAGTTGGGACAACAAAATATTTTCGCTAAAGAACCTCAAATGGTAGTAGAAGATTACAATCGTAAGGGTCTTTTCTCTCCCATGCAACAGCGTGAAATGTATAATGGACGCTGGGCAATGATGGGCATTATCTCTGGTGCTCTATCTTATGCTATTACTGGTAAACTATTTTTTGGTATTTTCTAATTAATGAACATTTACGAAGCGTTTGACACACTGGGTTGGGATCCCAAAGACGATATCGTCATCGAGATTGCAGGTTCTTCCGTCTATGAAATTGAGGGTCTGGGGACAAAATGGTCCCCAGAAAAAGGAACTGTTAAATATAATAAAGACGCATTCATTGTGATTAAAAACAAGTCACGTGATCCGTTTGTTCCTTCTACTGCCAATCCAGAACTCAAACCTCACCATGCCGAACCCTAATGCTCTTTGGGAGGACATCCAGAAGCTCGACGATTTGTATGAAGAGCTACTGTGGGATCCTGAAGATGAACTACAATTTACACACGATGGCAAGCGAGTCATCATTATTAACAAAACACAGGAGAACAACTCATGAAATTTGGATTCACACCTGAGGCAGAGATCCTCAACGCACGTCTTGCAATGATTGGTTTCGTTGCAGGAGTTGGTGCGTATTTCACAACAGGACAAATTATTCCAGGCATTTTTTGATAAATAAAATTGAATATCGTCGTCGCACTATAGGGACCTCTGCCACATAACAGAAGGTCCCTTTTTTATTGTTTACCAATTCAAGTATGATCGACTCACAAATTTTTCATATTTACGAAAAGGCAACCAATGCACCTGTTAAGGTCTGCTTAACGACAGATGAGTTAGAAAAGTTGTTAGCAGAAAGGAAAATAGATTGGAAGCATTGGGAAGTTCAAAGATGTATTATCGAAAAAGAATACGCTGATGCGAGTTATTGATAAATAATTCTATCGAATTTATTGATTACTATGTCTGCTGATACCGAAAACAACATCTTGTGGAAAGTCACACGAAAGCGTGACGGGCGTACTGAATACTTAATGTCCGCACACAAGTGGAATCTGGACCCCAGATTTGCTAAACTCTTTGATACTCAGAGAGGAGCAAAAGCATTTATTAAAGAGAACGGTGTAAAAGGTTCTGTTAGGAGACACGAACTTTGAGTTGACACCACTACTTTTTTGATTATAATTAGTAGTATGTACTCTTTCTATGATTACTTTTTACCTCCTGGTACTCATTTTAATATTGATGATTGCATATGCAGGAGTCGATGGTACAATGAGAGTTTTTGTATACTTAGATCTTTCAATCAAGTATGCAATCGTAAGAATCAGGATGTATTTTATGGGTCGTAGATTAAGAAAACAAC